AGAATCCGTCTTAGATAGACACGGCAATATCCGTAAACCTGAATGGATATATGTACTCGTTAATAGATTAATGCCCGGGATCATCAAGATAGGCATGACAACAACCACGGTTAATCAAAGAGTTAAAGAAATCAATAGTGCAACCGGGGTAATAGATAAATGGTTTCCTATCTTTACATATAAATGCATTCATTCTCATGACCTAGAACAGGAAATACATAAATACCTGCAGAATCAAGGCCATAGAATCAACCCTAATAGAGAAGGATTTGACCTAGATGTAAAGACTGCTATTAACGTTATTAAGGATCTAGGCGAGAAATATCAAACACCTTTACTTAAGAACACTTAATACTCCTTGATCTCTATAGCAGAGTCTTTCTCTCTCCCTTTATCTCCTTTAAAATGTATAAAGGGTAAGTATGAAAGCTTTAAACCGGCAGATCAAAGGTAATTAGTTTATAATACTATTTATAATATATCAATATATAATTATGGCTACTATAGAAAATTCTGAATTCGATTTTTCCGAACTGGATAATATGTCTGATATAGAGTTAGATATACTATTTAGTTTTATGATTCAAGCAAATTCTGCTTTTAAGGAATCATTAACTGATGAGGATTTATTAGCTTCCTTAGATTTAGAAAAAGTAACACATCTAAAAGAACAATATTTAAAAATTTGTGAAGTTTTTATTGAATGGGAACTAGTTGATTATCTAGAAGATCCGATATTTATTTACGAATTTCTAGAAAATTTTTCAAAAGACTTGAAATAAAAGTTGCTTTTATGGTAAAAAAACCTTAACTTTTTGTTCATCAATTAACATAGCAAATAAAAAAATGAAAAATATAACAATATTTGCCCTTCAAAATTGCGATAGATGTAAAGAATTGATAAACAATTTAAGACAAGGAAACATATCATGTAATGTTATATATGATAAAGGTAATGATTCATTGTTTGATAGAATAGAATCTATAGTAAAAACTAATACTTATCCTATAGTAAGAATATCGAATAATAATTCGTATATTTATATAGTTAATTTTAATAGTAAATCTTTTAATAATAATATTATCAAATACAATAAAGTAAATGATATAATAGAAATAATAAAAAATAACATATGAGACACAAAGAATTGATTACAACCAAGTTAGAGAGACTTAACGATGAACTTTCCGGCTTATTATCATTGCTATCTTACTCTAAGAGTATAATGGAAGTAAAGAATAGAATTTTTGAGATTAAGGAACATATAAGTGATATTCAAACCTTAATCAACTCAGAAGGTAATGAATGGAATTAAATAGTAATAAATTAGTTATGAAATTCACAGCAGAACAAATACAGGAAAACTATAATAATTTCCTATCAAATATCTCGAAATATATTTCTTCACCTAGAAAAGAACAATTATTAGATTTTTATAAAGAAAGAGAAGAGATATTAGTACTAGCACCTGCCTCTTCAAGAGAAGCTTATCATAGTGCTTTTCCTGGTGGTTATGTCGATCACGTTAATAGAGTAGTTAAAGCATCTCTAGATTTATATGAATTATGGAATTCTTATAGAGAGATTGATACTTTTACTAAAGAAGAACTAGTATTCTCAGCTATTAATCACGATTTAGGTAAATTAGGAGTAGGTAATAAGCCTAGTTACATACCTAATGATTCAGAATGGCATATAAAAAATCAAGGTCAGATATATAAAACTAATACAGAATTACCTTTCTTTACAGTACCAGATAGGAGTTTATTTACTCTCCAGCAAGCAGGTATATACTATTCAGAGAATGAATATTTAGGTATTAAATTACATGATGGTCTATATGATGATATTAATAAACCATACCTTATATCTTATAATGTAGAATCTAGATTAAGAACATCCCTGCCTTTAATATTACATCAAGCAGACTTCTTAGCTTCTAGAGTAGAATGGGAAGACCAATGGTTACATAAATTAGGTAAAAAACAAGAACCGAAAGTAAATAATTATAAATCAAATAACGAATATTCTAAAGGTCCTTCTCAGCAAGCATACAAACAGCTAGCTAATAAGAATCAAGGATTAATGGATGCATTTAAAAACATTTAAAAAATGGAAACTTTACTAAATATATCTTTGTGGGTACTATCAATTTTAGGATATGTAATATATAATCTATATACCAAAAATGTTAAATTAGAAGAAATGATTTCTGAAAGAGATCAGATACTTCAAGAATTATCATTAACTATAAATGAATCTGAAAAAGTTCTTAAGGAAGTAGATAGGTTAGGTGCATTTAAAAGTGATGATGAAATAGGATTTTTCTTTAATACCGTAAAAACAATACAGGAAACATTAAATAATTTTGCGGTTAGAAGATAAATAAATATGGTAGAAGAGCTAATAGATCAGAAAGTAGAATTAACGCAAAAAGGGACAGTACGAAAAAGAAAACCTAAACAAACTATATACTACTTTACGCAGGATACAGAAGATGCAATAGTTGAATATTTAAATACTAATTCAGAATCCGAGAGAAATAGTATATATAATAATAGGATAGATTATGCTTTCCATAAATTAGCAGAAAATATAATACATACTTTTAAATTTTATTATACTGAAGTAAATACTATTAATGAGTTAAAGCATGAAGTAGTATGTATCTTATTAGAAAAACTACCTAAGTATAAGCAAGATAAAGGTAAGGCATATTCCTATTTCGGAACTATAGCTAAAAGATATTTAATAGTTTATAATACAAATAATTATAAAAAATTAAAAGGTAAGGCTACATTATTAGAGGTAGATGATGATAAAAGTATAACTGATAATTTAATAAAAGATCAAGAATCTATACTAGATTTAGATTCTCAAGAATTACAATTTATTAATCGATATATTAAGTATGTAGACAATAATCTTTTTAAAATATTTCCTAAAGAAAAAGAAGCTAAAGTAGCAGATGCAATAATGGAATTATTTAGAAAAAGAGAGAATATAGATATATTATCTAAGAAAGCAATATACATATATATTAGAGAGATTACCGAATCTACTACTCCTGTAATAACTAAAGTAATAAAAACCTTAAAGGATATATACATTAAATTATATAATATATATCTAGATAAAGGTTATGTTCCGGAAAATATTTAAATAATACATATTTATTTAAAAACAATTATGGAATTCGATAAAGTAATTTTCGGAAATAAAACTTTTTCTTCATTATTAGAAGATATCTATAAAAATAGTAAAAATAAAGAAAAGCAGATTCGTGATATGATTATCCAGTTAAAGGATATGATAAATGAACCTGGAGATGCAATTATGATGGTTCCACTATTACAAGGATATATGGAAGTAGGAATCAAGAATGATGAAGCATTAATTAAAATGGCTGGTATAGTTCAAAAAGCTATGAATGCTAGTTCTAATACTGATGATGGTAATTTTTTAAGTGATAGGGATAAAGAATTATTATTTGAAGAAATAAAGAGTATAGATAAAGAAATTCCTAGATTAGCTAATTAGAAATGTCTTTTGATAATAATCTATATAATGTAGGCGGAGGAGATAATCAGCAATCATCTCTTATTATAGCTAGAGTAACTGAAATTATTCTAGGGGCTATCGATATAAACGATCCTAATAATAAAGACTTTAAATCAACAGGAGAATGGGGATCGATAGGATGTATAAAATTTAGTATATTATATAATAACAGACAAGGTAATAGTAATAATAGTTATTCTAATTTAATAGCAAGGCCTTTATTCTCTAATATAAAACAATATCCATTAATAGGTGAAATAGTACTAATAATACCTGGTCCGTCAAATGGTTTAAATGATAGTAAAAGTAAACAAGATTACTATTATTATCCCCCTTTTAATACCTGGAACTCTGTTCATCATAACGCTTTTCCTGATCTTAGAGAATATGCAGAATATATAATCGATAATAAAGTTCAATACAATCAAGTATCAGATGGAAATACTCAAGGTACTGATGCTGATACTAGTATAGAATATCCACTAGGAAAAACATTTAAAGAAAAAGATATAAGAGATTTATTACCTTTTGAAGGAGATTTTATATTAGAAGGTAGATGGGGTCAATCTATAAGATTCGGAAGTACTGTAAAAGAAAAATCAGGTTTATCATTCTGGAATAATCCTAAATCACCAAATAATAATAATACTGGATCTAATAACAATGATCCTATACCTAATAACGGTGATCCTATAATTATAATATCTAATTATAGAGGAAAAACATCTTTTGATGCTAAAGAACCATATATTCCTACAGTAGAGAATATAAATAATGATGGAAGTATGATAGTTCTAAGTCATAATCAGCAAGTACAAATAAATGAT